TGCTGTTTCTAGCTCTTCAGACGTTAACTCTTTACCAGCTTGCAATGATTTTTTACCAACACCAAATGCTTTACCAAGTAATCCAAACAATCCATCTCCAACAAAACCTATAGCTGCTTCTGTTGCTATATCTTTAGCTATATCTCCCGCTGATTGTTTTGATACACCAGCTCCAGCTTCAACAATCTCTTCAACACCTTGACCAGCCCCAGCTCCTATTCCAGCACCTATGGCTGCTCCAAGAACAGGAATAGGTATAGCGACTTGTCCTGCTATAGCTCCGCCAACTGCACCTATGAGTTCTGGTGCTATACCTGCAAGATCGGCTAAGTCATAACGACTAAAACCATCTTCATCTATAAGTATATTTTTATCTGTTTCTTGCCCAAACTTAGCTGCACCTTCAGGTGTAAGAGCCAATCGACCACGTTTATCACGCACATATTGATCTTCGCCTATGTCAAATTTAGCTAGTATAGCTGCTTCTTCATCTCTATTTTCCGCTGCTGACAAGGCAGATCGCAAAGAAGCACTTTTAATTCCAGTGTTAGTATCGAACAATTGTTCTAACTTATCTTCTCCAGAAGGCTCTCCACTAACAGCTCTTCCACTTTGTCTATCTCTTAATATATTTGCTATTTTTATGCTTTCTTCAACATTAGGCTTATCACCTTTAATAAGTATATTAATGGCTCCTTCTGGTGTATTTAGCGTAATTTTTCCCATACTAAAACTACCTTAAATCTATTGTTATAGAACCGTCTGACTCAACGCCAAAACTAGCTAGTCCGTCTGTTCCTGTTGATATAGCTCTATTAATAACAGCCATAGTATTGTTGTATGAATCATCATTCATGTGATTTTTTCTGTTAGCAAAGTCTGTAAACACACTTTCTAATTCTTTTTTAGGTTGTGCAAAGATTGTTCTTAATTCTTGAAATCTTTGTAGATTTTCTTCAAGTGGTTGGAAAGGATTTATTTCACCCAATAATTTATTTAATCTTTTAATATCCCCTTCAGAGACACCATTACCAGTTTCTTTTGTTAAAAACTTTTTATATTGAGATATAAGCCTATCTTGTAAAATTCTTATTTGTGCTTCAGGAGTTATATTTTTTTGAATTTCTTCTTTAGTTAAATTAAATCCTTTAGAATAATCTGTTCCACCAATACCTAAAGGTTGTAATAATCTTTTACCTCTATCTAAAAATATACTAACAGCATCAGCGGTTGGTTTTTGTCCAATTTCTCTTATTAGATTTTCCATTTTACCTATACTATTTTCAGCTTCTAATACATTGGTATAAGCATTTGCATGAGCTTTTGCCTCTGACTCAGCATTTAAAAATACTATATTTTTGTTACCAGCAACATATCCTTTATTAATTTTCAAATTAGGTTGATTTAAAATTCTTGCTTCAGTTAATTTACCTTTTGGATTTATACCTTTGCTTTCAAATTCTAATCGCTTTATATCTAATTGATTTTTATGTTTCATTCTTTCTAACATCGCTTTGTTAGCATATCCTCTAAACTCTTTAGCAACTCCTGCTAAAGCTGTTCTTTTTTCTTTGGCTGTTGCTAATTCAGCAGTTATATCAGCTTTTCTTTCACCAAGAGCATACTTACCAGCAGCAACTTGACCTGCTCTAGCTTCTGCTTTTGCTTTCTCAAACAATGGTAGAGCTTTCTGACCAGCTTCTCCTGCCGCTCCTATAATGTTAGATAAGTTGAAATCTTTACCTGCTCTGTTTTGCATCAAAGATAAACCTAAAGACATAAGTGCTAGTTTGTTATCAGGTTCACCTGATACATCTATACCTGTAGCTTTTGCAAAGTCAGCTTTGTAATCTTCTAAGGTCTTTCTTTTTTTATCTGTTTTAGAATCTTCACCATAAATAGCATTAATGTCATCCATAGCTTCTTTAAATAAAGTTTGTTGTGCTTGTACTTTTTTTTCTTCTGCGCTTAAAATAGGTTCTCTCATTTCAGGTGTAATGACTTCCATATCAGCACCCTCTTGAGACATATCTCCTAACTGAGTATTTTCTATTATTTTTTGTTGCATTTCTGCGAGAGCAGCATCCGCCTCTGGATCTGAAAACTGTCCTTTTGTATCAGCTTTTTCTTCTTCACCGCTAACAACTTGATCTCCAGATTTATCAGCTCCAAAAGAATCTACCCCTATATTTGCTTTGTCTGCTTTATTAGAAAGTTCTGCAAGTCTTTTTGCAACTTCATCTCTTGTTTCTAAGGATTGACCAAATGTAGATTCTGTAGTTTGTTTTTTACCATCTGGATCAGTGTACCCAGTTGCCAAACCACTTCCTATTTTCCCTTTGGGTACACTTGTATCAATAGGTAATCCTAATTCCATACCTGATGTGTCTCTAGCAATTCTTTCAGCAATTTTTTTACGACCAGTTTCAGTTAATGTTGGATCAAATAGAGCCTCACCAATTGTAGAAAATCCTGCATCTAATGGAGACTTAATTCCTTTATAAACATCAGCAATAGATGCGGGAATATTTAAAGCACCTTCAAGTAAACCTAATCCAGCCGCACCAATTGGAGTTTCTCCTTTGCCCAAATCAAATCTTTGAACTCCAAGACCGCTAAACATATCAGTTTTATCATCATACGATTTATTAAGATTAGTTAAAAACCTATTTGCAATTGATCTACCAGGCACTAGTCGATCTATAGCTTTTTGTTTATATGCTTGTAATGCGTCTTCTATACCAGCCATGCCTAACCCTTATGAGCTTTTTTGACCGCCACCAAAAGGTGCAATCTGTGACAATGTTGTGTAAGCACCTATACCTTGTAAAAATGGATTAGCAGAAGGTGTTGTTGCTTGTGTAAACGTAGAAGGAATACTTGCACTTGGCATTCCTTGTAACAAATTCTGACCTATCTGCAATCTTGTAAAAGGTTCTTGAGCTGCTTGCATTGCATTTTGTCTTTGTGCATCCAGTTGAGCTTGTTGTTGTGCTTGTCTCATTGCACCCAATTGACTTAATTGTGATACATCTGCCTGACCTAATGCTTGTTGTAGACGACCTATATCTGACGTTGTGCCAGCCAAAGTTCCAAATGCTTGCCCAAGACCGCCAGCTAGTCTTCCTGACTCCAGTTGAGCTTTTAAACCCGCTCCAGCAGCGTCTTGTGATGCCTTTAATGCTTGTCCATAACCAGAAGACAGCAATCTAGCTAGTGTGTCTGCTTTTGTGTTTTGTAAATTACGTTCTGTTTCTGCTCTTTGAACACCTTGCCTCGATCCACCAAAAGCACCTGCTTGTATAGCTTGAGCATCTGCACCAGCTTTTCTCATGTCAGCTTGTCTATCAAGCTGTTCCATTGTTCGATCAATAACTTGTTGTTGAAATGGATCTTGAAATTTAGATATATTTGCAGTTGTTTGTGCAACTAAAGGATCAGTAAATTTTTGTGACTGACCTGGCTGCAACATACCTAAACCACTTGTTAAAGCCTGTTGAGCAGCTAAACCTTGTTGTGAAGCTCCTTCAATAAAAGGCTTGTAAGCTCCAGCCATTCCTTCGCCTAAGTCTATTGCATCTCCACGAAGTGGATCCATACCAGCTATTTGATAATCTGGTAAACCTAAAGGAGAATCGAGTAATCCTTTGGTAGTTTGTGTGTCACCATCGAATTCACCGAATCCCGTTTGCAGTAATCTTTTTTGTAGACCTTCAAGAAAAGGAGGTAATCTTTGTATATTTTCATAGGTTTGAGTTGCCATTATGCTCTAGCCTCCAATTTATCCATCATGTTATAAGCTCTTTGAATACCTTTTCTTTGATTTCCGCCACCTAATCCTTTAACTGCATCTTTTGTTAATACAAATTCACCTGCCATAAGCATAGCAGGTACATCATCTTTTCGTCCAGAACCTTCGCTTGGGTCTATTCCACCATTTCTGCGAGGGAAACCCATAGGCCCTCCCATGTTAGCGTATGTTATACCACCAAGTCTGCCGCCAGGTCCTCCGTATCCAAAAGGTCTTCTTTCAAATTCTGATCTCATGTCGCCTTCATCTTCACCACCAGCTAATAATTGCATTAACAATCCAGCAGTTAATCCTTGTCCTAGACCTGATCCTAAAAACTTACCTGTAAGACTGTCATCACCAATGCCCAACATATTTAAAAAACTAGGAGAAGCACTACCATCTGTAACTACTTTCTTAATACCCTCTGATGCTGCGTCAGTTGCTGTCTTACCAAATAAAGCGCTATCTGGAACCGCTTGATTACGAGCAAGTTCTTTTGACATATTTTTTCCAATTGTTCCAGCCTTTGAAGCTCCAACTTGTGTTGCGGTTGATCCAGCTTCTGAGCCACCACCAAACATTGCACCTAATCCACCTGATAATAAACCAGCCATGACAGCATCTTTTGTTTTACCGCCACCAAGTTTACTAGCTAAAGCTCCTGTCAATGCTCTTGATATAAATGGATTGACAGCAGAAGTACCGAACAATTGTCCTAAACCAGCTCCAACAGAAGGCCCTGCAAACGCACTTATTGCAATCGGTGCTATCTTTTTAAGTAATTTACCTAAACTCATATTAATACATTACCTTATTTTAGATATTTGTTCAATCCTATATCTGCGTTATCGCACTTGTTGTAATTCTAGTCTTAATTAGCTCTTGTATACTAGCTACAACAAGAAGTCTGTTTGCATTTCCCGCTTGTACTTTTACTACATCTCCTGGTTTCAAAATTAAATCTTTTGTTAACAATTCTTCTGTAGCATGACCCGCAACGTTTTTTTTAAATATCGTAAATGTATTACTAGAAGAATCTGTTATAGTAACCGTTATAGTTTCACCATTATTGCTATCATCATGCACTAAAATAGAATTTATAACAGAGGCATTAGATTCAGCACCGCTAGGAGCTGTATATAAAACAGTAGCGTCAGTTGTTGTTAAATCAACTTTTGAATTTGTTAAACCTTGTATATATTGAGGAATACTAGTTACTAACATTAACGTCTACCATCTTGTCTTATATTAGCTCTTGGTGTACCAAGTTTATATTTAGTGCCTACAGATGTAGAATCAACTCGTAAGGCAAAAGATCTACCTCGTAAACGATAGTTTAGTTTTTCTGTAAACTGTTCTACTGGAGTAGTCGTAGTTCTTTGTGCATTACCAGACTGTGATTGCAGAAAATTACCTCCAGAAAAATTCTTAGCCTTAACAGTAAAATCTACATCAGGATTAACACTAGTTGATCCATTAAAAGTAATATCTGGTATAATCTCGCTTAAAAAAACGTACTTTTCTCCTTCACCTATATCTACAGGAGCAGACTCAATAAAAGATGTCATAGCAGAACCATCATCATCATAGCCTACTTCATGATTATATAAATATTGACCACCAGTAGCTTGAGGCAATGTCCTAATACCTCTGTCAAGCCATGCTTGACGAGCCATTGTTCCATAGTACCATACTTTTTCTGAATAATTATAAGCAACATATTTATCTATTTCAGTACCAGCAGATGATGGATAAAACCACAAAATCTCACTAAATTCTGAATTAATACCAGCATGTACTTTGTCACGTTCTTCAAAATTAAAATCTAAAAATACTTTGTCTTTTACGGTACATGGTAATTGTACAGTTTGACCACCTCCATACACATAGAAAGTGTCAACTCCCATCCAATACACTGCGTCTTCTACTGCAATAGCCGAAGAAGGACTCATAATGGTTATGTTCTTTGATAGTTCTTGCAAACCAAAAGTAAATGGAGGTCCTATAAATTTCATAGCGTGTAATGTTTTGTTTGTAAAAACAAGCAACTGTTGTTTTGTTTCAACAGCTTGAACAAAGGTCGATCCACCACCAAGTCTTAAATCACCAGCAGTATTCGTTGCAGATGGGAACCAATCCAGAGGATTTTCTTGAGATGAAAATCTAATTAACAATGGATCTTGCACTCCATCACCTTGAGTTGATGTGTCACTAGCTCCTAGACCATCACACCCAAAAGCAATAACATGTCTATCTTGGTCGGACACAAGAACTTGTTTAGCCCTTTGTGGAACACTTCTTGGTGTTCCAGGTATAGTGCTTAACTCTACGGCTCTACCGCTTAAGCCATTTGTTCTATCCCAATAATACAAGGCTCCGTCTCTTGGATTAAGAATTAAATCTTCACCAAAATTATCATGTGACCACAATCTAATCTGTGCGCCAGGAACTGTAATTGATGCGGCACTACCCCAGCCAACAAAATCATCTGTGGACAAAACATTACCCACGGCTAACCTAACCAATGATCCATTGTCATGTGCTACAGCAGTAGTGCCACTATGCCCACGAGTTACAGTTATTGTATTGTCATCAGTGGTTGCTGACACAAGCATAAGTTCGTTGTCTACAAGTATGACATCGTTTGCTGTGTTCATACCTGTTTCATCAACAACATCTACACCTGTTTCAGAATCATCTAAAACCTCGTTCAAAGTTGTAGATAAAGCACTATTAGTTGTTCCACTCCATTGTCCAGCACCCCAACCCGTACCACCAACTGTCACATCAAGACCTGTGTTTAACTGATATGCTCCAACAACACTACCACCACCATTTCCGCTATCAGAAGCATTGGCTGCAATGGCAGAAGTAATTGTGTACGAGTTAGAGCTTACAATAGATGTGATTTGATATTCTTTATTAAGAACGGCAGCTGTTATATTACCACCTAAACTCACAGCACCAGAAAAAGTTACAAAATCATTTTCGTTAGCACCATGTGCTGGATCTAAAACAGTTATTGTTGTTGAACCATTCGTGGCTGAAAAAGTCATATCTCCTGCACTGGTTGTGGCTCTTATAGGCGTAATATCATTGAAAGATTGCCCTTCTTCAATGTAATATTTTAATTGAGTTCCTATACCTAAAAAATCAGAACCATCAAGAGCAACCCAATTATGCAATCGTCTAGCAGAACCTTCAAATGTTTCTGTAGTGTGTTTTGCCCAACCACCTATCTTTTCAGGAAAACCAAATCTAAATCTTACTTTGTCACCATCAACATATCCACCTTCATTACTTTCAGATGTTATGTCTGACACAACTCCTGGTTTAAATTTTAATTTAGTTATAGGCATTATAAAGCACTCGCAGATAAGGTTCCTGTATACTCTGCCACACTAACGCCTCCAGTGCCATCGTTAACTGGTTTTAATGCGAAAGGTTGACCACTTCCGTTTGACCCAGATATAGTACCCGTTACGCTAAATGAGCCATCTGTTGAATCTCTGTCTACAGTATTTGTAGCACCAGCAGATACTGTTGCATTAAAAGGGTCATCTCCAGTTAAAGTACATGATATTGCTAAATTGTTCGTAAATATAAATCGTCTACCTGCCGTTGGTCCTGTAACACTTACGTTTTTAATTTGATTAAATGCTCCACGACCACCTATAATTGCAACAACAGCCTTTCCATTTGCTGAGTTAATAAATATTTCAATATCAAAAGTACCACTGTTACCATTGTTTACACCCACTAAAGCACCAACCCATTTCATAAAACGATATGTGCCACCTGCATGAGAATGAGTTGTATTTGTACTTGGTCGTTTTGAAGTACCACCATCAAATGTGCTTGTGCCTCCAGTTCCACCTGGTGATGATGGGCCAGAAATACGACCACTTATGGGTGTTCCATCTTCCATAAATGCGTGTGTAAAAGACATTCCAAAATCAGATCTATTTATGTTATCAAGACCAACACCACCAAAAAGCGTTGTGTAACCTGTAGTATAATATGTTTCATTTACGAGCATACCAGAAGTGCTGCCAGTGTTTGGCTTTGTTACTGTGGTACTTCCATCGCCAAAAGAAACACCACCACCAGACCCAGAAGAGTTACCAGAACCTCTAACGTCATTAACTAAAGCAGTATCAAAAGTATGTGTATCAGTTTGCACTACCACTGTAGAGTCATCTGCCTCACTTATTGTAGTTGTGCCAGAGTTACCAGTAGAGCTTTGTGATGATGTAAATGTTTTTAGCGTGGACTGTACATTACCACTACCTTTTAATTCAAGTGTAGTACTGGAGTTAGTCGTAAGAGGTGATCCGCTAGAATTTGTTATATTATTACCATTTGTATCAAGTATTATTTTTTTGTGCGCAGAATCATTATCTAATGTTAAATTACCACTTATATTGTCAGTCAGTCTAAAAAATTGTATGGGTAGTTTGCTTTTATCTGTTCCAGCTTTGTCGTTTAGGTTACCTGCCGAACTTACTTCGGTAAATCCTACATTTCCAATTAATGGTATTGCCATTTATCACCTAATATTTTATTGACTCTATAAATGTAAATATACTTCCATTGACATTAATTGCTATTGCAAAAGACGCTGAATTACCAAGACTTACACCTTGTGAGTTAGATGGGTAAGCAAGTGTTAAAGTATTTGCTGCGGTTGTTTTATCAACTATAATATATTGTCCTATTGCTAAACTACCAATAGCTAATGTTAGTGTTACATTACCACTAGAAGTATTGACTCTTTGATATATTGACTGAGCAGAGGAGGGTGTAAGAGTGCTAGTGCTTGTTATGGTAGTTGGAACATCTACAAGATTAGCATTAAAATATGTAGAAAAAGTAGCTGCAGTGGTCTGTCTCATTGTACCATTATCATTAGTTACAATACCATCACCTGCTGCAACTGCCGTAGTTCCAACACTTGTGTCACCATCAACAATATTTAATTCTGTTGTTGTTGATGTGACACCATCTAATATATTTAATTCGGCTGCAGTAGATGTAACAGCAGTACCTCCTATTCTTGGTGATGCTATGTCCAAAGCATCTGTTACATCAATAACTGCTGCTCCAGATCCTGCGCCATCGGCGTAAATAATTTTTTTAGAACCTGCAACAACAGATACATTAGCACCAGAACCTTGTGTAAAAGTTGCTGTTTGGTTTGTAGTATTATGAACTATGTAAACTTTGTCTTGATCGTTTGGAGATATAGTAATTGTGTTTGTTCCAGAGGGAGAGCCACCTAAAACAAGAACTTTGTATCCACCATTTGATAACGTACCATCACTTGTTGTTAATGTATGAGTAGTGCCTATTAATGATATAGATCCTACGCCATTGATTGCTCTATCCAATATATCAAGATTGTTATTAGTAGTTGTACCCCATGTACCAGCTTGTTCACCAGCACCAATTTTTTCTATACCACTATTTGCTGTGTATGTACTTGCCATGTTTACCTCACTCTGCTTCTATCTCTGTCCATGTCTCAGACCCAGACGGAGTTACTGTTGTCCAACTTTCTGTGCCACTTGGTGTAATGGCTGTGTAATTCTCTAGAGTTGCACTTGAATTTATTTCTACAAATAGTAAATCTCCAACTGACGTTTGAGAAAAGTTAAAGTCTTTGGTAGCAACACCTGACCCTATCATAATACCATTTGATGTTTTTGTAAATGCAGATTGGATGTTAGATGAATCTGTCTGAATCCTTGTTCCAACAGAAGTTTCTTTGAAATTAAAGTCAAGATCGGCATTTGCACTACCACTTATAAATATACCAACTGATGTTTGAGTGGCAGTCGAACTCATGGAAGAGATACCCACTAAGATACCAACTCCCGCATTTGCACTTGAGGAAAGAGCATTCATTTCGGATACACCTGCTAATAGAATACTCTGATCGGCAATAGAGTATTCAGATAGAGCAGATGCACCTAACATTAGCTAGCCTTTTCTTCTTTTGGCTCTTCTTCACCTTTAACAGATTGTATCAATGAGTTTGTAAAAGCATTTTGAGCCACTGTAATCTGGTCTAGTTGAAACTTCAGATTAGCAGCTTTAGCCTGTAAGTCTTTTATCTGATTAATAAAATAGTTCTGGTCTTGAGACAAGTCTTCTGTCTTATACTCTTTACCATCAATAGTGATTACGTTTGATTGTTCAGTCATTACCAAGTTACTCCACTTGCTGTTGTTGGGTTAGCCATTGCATCTATCTGAGTAGCTATTCCTGCTTCTATTGATGCCACTTCGTCTGCACCAAGTGCATCTTTAGCCCATCCAATAGCCTGCGTCTCTGTGATATCTGCGTATGGTGTTGGTGTACCTACAAGTGTTACACCGACTGTGCCATAAGCTGACCCTGTGTTACCATCTGCGTCTTCGTCAGATGCTCTCCAGTGCAAGATAGTCACAATATCTGTGTTGTCTCCCTGCACTAAGTCTCTTTCCATTGTTCCTATAGTCCAAGTTACTGCCATTTTATTCTCCTGTTAGTTAAATTGCAGATATTATAAATGCTAGTAATTGATTATACCTAACACCTAATCTAGTTTGTTCATTACCATCATCATCTGTCCAAGTATCAGATGTAAACATTGCATAGTCACCTGCATCTAAGCCCTCTGCTGTAAAAGCATCTTGTAGGTCTTGTGCTATAATACCAAAGTGAGTTCTTGCATCGTCACCTTTTTCTGCAACTGAATCTATCCATCTAAACTTTCTCATAAGACCTTTAGCAACGACAGCCACTCTTTGTTCTGCATCACTTAGTTCTTCTATGTCTTGCTTTTCATTTCTATCTGATGTTTGGATTGTGCCATTGGTTGCATACACATCATCAAATCTAAAACTCGAACTTCCTACGTCATAAGTATTATCAGATACCGTTCCTGCATTGTTAGTAGGAAGAAATCCACCATTTCCAAACCTTAAACCTCCGTGTCCAGAAGCAGAAGAAAAAATAGTTAAATCACCACTACTAGCACCAATACCACCCACAGCAGTGCCTGTCCTATAAAAGCTAATAATGTTTCCATCACCACCAACACGATTAAACAACCCTGCTTCAGCAGTAGCACCTCCCATTAGTGTGCCAGAACTAGTAATTCCTGCACCTGTTCCACTAGTAAGCAAAAAGGGAATTGTGGAGGTAGTACCCACCAACAGGTTGCCTGAGCTATCAATACGCATACGTTCTGAGCCTGCTGTTTTAAAAGTCATGGCTCTATCACCATTTCTATATTGTAAAGCACCGTCATCAGAATAAGTACTATTTTGAAAAGTTATTGTTGCAGAATTAGAAGCTCCACAGTTAAAAGTCATTCCACCATTTGTACTGTTTTCTATAATTAATTCGTCTGCATGACTTGGAGAAGATGTAACTCCACTATCAGAGCCTTTTATATGTAAGTTGCCTTGAGGAGATGTTTCACCAATACCTACGTTGCTTGTACTACCATCTATCAATAACTTTTGTGAACCATTTCTTGAAATAGTAAAGTCATCACCTGATGTAGATTCAAGTTCCCAATCACTACTTCCTGCTTCATAAGCAATGGTAATTTTATCGTCAGCTTCTATTGCACCAGTTACGTCAAGTTTTGCAGAAGGACTACTAGTACCAATACCTACGTTG